GGCCCTGTTCGTGGTTTGTGGCAGTTTGGCGGTTACGGATACGCTGTGTCTGGCGAATCGTTATACAAGATTGACAGCTTGTTTAACACCACATTGATCGGTACGGTTGCTGGATCGTCTGGTCCTGTCAGCATGTCTGACAACGGCACTCAGTTGTTTATTGCTTGCAACGGCCCTAGTGTCATCTATAACAGTCTGACACTAGCGTTTGCGCAGATTACCGACCCTGATTTCCCTGGTGCTGTCACTGTGGGTTATCTTGACGGTTACTTTGTGTTCAACGAACCCAATAGCCAGCGTTTGTGGATCACTCAATTGTTAGATGGTCAGTCTATTGACCCGCTTGACTTTGCTAGCGCTGAAGGCTCTCCAGACGGTCTGGTGTCGGTTCTTGTAGACCACCGCGAAGCGTGGCTATTTGGTACTAACTCGGTTGAGGTTTGGTACAACTCTGGCGGTGCTGACTTTCCGCTAAGTCCTGTTCAAGGTGCGTTTAACGAAGTTGGTTGTATTGCAGCCTACTCGGTTGCCAAGCTGGACAACGGTATTTTCTGGCTAGGCGCTGATGCCCGTGGCCGAGGTGTTGTTTACCGTGCTAATGGGTACACCGCACAACGCATATCTACACACGCTGTAGAGTGGCAGATTCAGCAGTACGGCAATTTAAGCGATGCGATTGCTTACACCTACCAGCAAGACGGCCATGCGTTCTATGTTCTGATTTTCCCATCAGCAAACACCACATGGGTTTATGACGTTGCCTCTTCACTGTGGCACGAACGCGCTGCATTTATAAACGGCTCGTTTACCCGCCACCGTTCAAACTGCCAAATGTCGTTTAGCAACAAGATTGTTGTTGGCGATCATGAACTCGGCAACATCTACGCATTTAACCTAGATGTGTTTTCGGATGCTGGCCAACCTCAGAAGTGGCTACGCTCATGGCGGGCGTTGCCTACTGGCACAAATGATCTAAAACGTAGCGCTCACCACTCGTTGCAGCTTGATGCTGAGACAGGTGCAATTGACAACAGCGTTACAACAACGCCAGTGCTTATTGACATTACCGAACCTAACCAAGACCTGCTAACTGAAAGCGGTGATTTTCTTGTGTGGGAATACACCGACCCACCACTTGACGATGTGATATTGACCGAATCTGGTGACGAACTTGTACAAGAAAATGGCGGCACGTTGGTGTTAACTTTTGGTCCTAGTCTTGTGGGCGGAAAGATACTAATTGAAGCGGCCCAACTTACCGCGACTGCTATTAACCCACAAGTTATGCTGCGCTGGTCTGATGATGGCGGTCATACTTTTAGTAACAGCCATTGGCGCTCAATGGGTAAGACAGGTACATACGGCACTCGTGTTATCTGGCGTCGATTGGGCATGACCCTAAAGCTGCGTGATCGCGTCTATGAGGTGTCAGGTACTGATCCAATTAAGATTGCCATCATGGGTGCTGAACTCATAGCGAGTCCGACAAATGGCTAATCCTGAAAACATTACCAAAATCCCATCGGCGCGAGTTTCGCTGATTGACCCAGACACGGGGTTAATTTCGCGGGAGTGGTTTCGCTTCTTTAACAACATTTATGTTATTACAGGCGGCACAACGCTAGGCGTTACCCAAATTGAGAACGGCGGCACTGGCGCGTCAACTGCCGCACAAGCGCGGACAAACTTAGGCGCAGGTACGGTACGCCGAGTAGTTGGCACAGGCTACGCTAGCGGTTTGTCGTTGGTTGGGGATATTACAACCACCGGCACAATTTCGTTGCAGGGCGAAGTGATTGTCAATTCTGGCGACCTTGTTGGCACAATTGACATTGCCACCCAGACTACAGGCAACTTGGACGTTGCTACCCGAGCCACGGGTGTTTTGCCAGTTGCCAATGGCGGCACAGGTTTGGCGGTTAGACCTACGGTTGCTACCAAGACAGCCGACTTTGCGCTTGCTGACACCGAAGGGTGGGTAATTAACAACAAGTCAGGTTCAACTTGCACAGTTACTTTGCCTTTGGCGTCATTGTGGGCTGGCCGCGCTGTGACGTTTAAGAACCTTCAAGCGCAGACTCTGGTGTCAGCTTCAAGTAATGTTGCGCCGATTGGTAGCGCCACACTAGGTACAGCAATCCTTGCTGCCACAGTAGGCGCATGGGCAACCCTTGTGTCGGATGGCACAAACTGGGTGGTAATGGCATCATGATAAAACACTACCCATCATCTGTGACTTACGGCAAAGGGTTTGCTGTTGCTTTACCTATGATTGAAAAAGTCAAGGCGCTTCAGGCTGAACTGTTAAAAATGCCACAGGCTGACATTGTGACGACCCACACGTTCTTGCCTAGCGTCTACGAACGGGCAATTACGATTCCCCCATGGACCGTGCTAACGGGCGCAGAACACAAGACGCCGTATCGCGTGCGTTTGGAAAAAGGCACAATTGCCGTAAACACAGACGATGGCGTTAAAGTTCTTACAGCACCTTGTGAGTTTGACGCTCCTGCGGGGATGCAACGCGCTGGCCGAGTTTATGACGAAGAGGTAATCTGGGTTGATATTTACCACAACCCCGACAACTGTACAGACCTTGCGGTCCTTGAAGACCGTTTGTATGTCGTCCCTGAGTGTGGTTTGGCTGACAGTCGAACAGACGTTCAAAAAGCACAAATTGACTACAAGTTGTTTTTGCACCAATTGGGTACAACAGACGACGAGATTTTAAAAATTGTCCATATTGAATCAGACCTAATTGACATGCCTAAAGAATGGCATGTTGAACTAAAACCATCCAACATCCACGGTCACGGTTTGTTTGCAACAAAAGATTTTGAATCTGGTGAAACTGTTTGTTTGGGTAGGCTTGACGGGAAACGCACTCCTGGTGGAAGATTCATCAATCATTCCCCAAACGGAAACATACAACCAGAAATGGTTGGGGATAACATATTTGCGGTTGCTTCGCGTAAAATTAGCGTAGGCGATGAATTGTTAGTTGACTACAGAGCATCTATGAGAGTCAATTTTGGCTTTGAGATGCAAGGAGAAATACTATGAGTGGATGGGTAGCTGGTGCGGTAGTAGTCGGTAGTGTAATTTCGTCAAATGCTGCATCTGATGCGGCTGAAACTCAAGCTAACGCAGCTAGAGAAGCTGGCACAGCAAGTCTTGAGGGACTTCAGTTACAAATTGCTGCCGACAAAGAAAACGTCGATAAGCAACTTGCAGCACAAAAGTCAGCGTTAGATCAAACGCTGCTTGCTCAAAAGACGGCAGCAGATACTGGCAACGCTGCTGCTGCTGCCGCGCTTGACAAGCAACTTGCAGCGCAACAAGCCGCGCTAGAACAAAGTCTTGCGTTGCAACGTGAGTTGTTCAATAAACAAGTTGAGAACTTAAGTTCGTTTAAACAAGCTGGTGAAAAAGGCCAAGCCCGTCTATTAGACCTTTTGGGTTTAAGTGGTAACACTGCTGCGCCTGGCTACGGCTCGGCCACAAGCACGTTTAAGGTTGAAGGGTTTGATCCCAATACTTTGTTTGAAAGTTTTAATGCTCAACAAATGGAGCAAGACCCTGGCTATGCGTTTCGTTTAGCTGAAGGTCAAAAAGCAATTGAGCGCTCAACTGCTGCTAGTCGTGGGTTGCAGTCAGGCGCTGCACTTAAAGCTGCTGCTCGGTACGGTCAGGAGATGGGTTCTCAGGAATACCAAAATGCGTTTAACCGTTTCCAAGCTAATAAAGCGTTTCAAGCTCAAGAATACGGCAACGCTTTTAACCGTTTTACCACTGATCGCCAGAACCAACTTGCACCCTTGTTGTCTTTGACTTCTAGCGGTCAGGCTTCTGCTGCTGGACAAGGCGCTGCTGCTGGTAATTTTGCATCTGGCGGGGCAAACGCAATTCAAAATGCTGGCGCTGGCGCAAGTGCTGCGTATGGTAACTATGGCGCAACAACAGGCAATATTGCTGCTAACTTAGGTGCGGGCAATGCTTCTGCTTATGGCAATTACGGCGCAGGAACATCTAACATTTACGGCGCATCTAATGCCACTCGTCAAAGTGCTTATGGTGCAAACACGGCCAATCAAATGAATGCAATTACTAGCGCAGCCAACGCAAATGCGGCTGGTCAAATTGGTCAAGCAAATGCGTTTTCCAATGCTGTTGGCCAAGGCATAGGCTTGTATGGCATGAACCAGCAAAATGCGTTAATGACTAAATATTTGAATCAACGCAGCACACCTAGCATACCTTTATATTAAGGAACAAAAATGCCACTCGACCCCAATATTATTCTTGGCGCAAGACCCCCGCAAATTGACTTTGCACAACTGTCGCCAATAAATGCAATGACAAATGTCATGAAGTTTAAACAGGCTGACCAAGAGAGTCAGCTTAACGCGCTAAAAATGGCAGAGTACGAGCGCACTCGTACTGAAGAAGAAGGATCGCGTAATTATTTGGCCAAAACTGATTTGTCTACTCCCGAAGGGCGAGCAGGGCTTAGACAATTTGGCAAAACTGGTTTAGCGTATGAAAAATCTTTAAGCGAGGCTGAAACAGCCGCTTTAAATCGAAAAGAAACGCAATTTAAAATTCAAAAAGCTAGACAAGATTTTGTAGCACAAGCACAACGCGATACAAGTCAAAATCCTTCTGACGCCAACATCACAGCGTATAAAGAAGACTTGATGGACAACCCGCTGTTTAGCGATAACGAAAAAAAACAATTCATTGCAAACGCTGATCGCCTTTTGGCTCTACCTATTGCTGAACGTAAAACAGTTATGTCTAGTCGAGGCGCAAGCGCAAGCGAGTTGAAGCCTACGCTTACATCACAAAGTCTTGGCGGTACAGCTCGCGTAATAAGTACCCCTGCTTTTGGTGGAACAGCCACCGTAGTGCCAGGCTCTGCTGCAAACGTAACCGCTACTGTTGCAGACACCTTAGCACGAGAGAAATTTAACTTTGAGAAAGCCAATCCAGGGTACGAGCTAAAAGAATCCGAGGACGGTTCTATTGTTGGCGTCAACAAGCGCACACTACAAGCCTTCCCTGTAACTTTGGGTGGCGCTACTACGCCTGCCGTAGCTGGTGGAGCACCTGCTGTAACTGGTGGAGCGCCTACAGCCCTTAAAGGTAAGAGTACTGCGCTAACCGAGTCGCAAGGCAACGCTACAGCTTATGGTTTGCGTATGTCTGAATCTGATAAATTGCTGCGAGACTTAGAAAAATCAGGCACTACAAGCGGCGGGCGCATCAAAGGTGCTGTTCAGGGTACATTGACCTCTCTTGTGCCGTACTTAGGCGAAAACATGGCCGAAGGTGCGGGCAACGTCATGAACGTATTGCCAAGCGTATTGGGCGGTCCAAGCGAAAGCCAACAAATGTACGAACAAGCCAAGAAAAACTTTATCACAGCCGTGCTGCGTAAAGAATCTGGTGCGGCAATTGGCGCTTCTGAATTTGCTACAGAAGAGAAAAAATATTTCCCTCAAGCTGGCGACTCAGACAAAGTTATTGCGCAAAAACAACGAGGGCGCGAAATAGCAATTCAAGCCATGAAGATTCAAGCTGGCCCAGGTTCTAAATCTATTGGCGGCGGTGCTGCTGCCGATCCTTTAGGGATTCGTTAAAATGACAACTATTGCCGAAGTAAGGGCGAAATACCCCCAATATTCAGACATGTCTGATACGGCATTAGCCGAGGCGTTGCACACTAAGTTCTACGCAGACATACCAAAAACCGATTTTTTTACTAAGATTGGTTTAATTAGCGCAACAGATATGGTTGGGCAGATACCAGGCACTCGCCGTGAAGCACCACCAGAAACTGAGCGTAGTGTTGCAGATTATGTTCGTGGAGTTGCTGAAATTCCAGCGATTGTGGCTGGTCAGATAGGCGCTGGTATTGCGGCTCCCGTGGCAGCTATGTACGGTCAACTTACAAGCCCTGCCAAACAAGGAACACCCGAAGCCCGCGCTGCTGGTGAAGCAATGGCGGCCAAAGCTCGCGCTCAGTTCTACCAGCCCCGCACAGAAGTTGGCCCTGAGATTGTGGGTCGTGCAGCTAAATTTGCAGAGCCTCTTGTGGGCGCTCTGCCCCCAACTATGGGTTCTTTAGGCGCTATTGCACAAACCGCATCAGCGCCAGCAATAAACGCATTGGCTGCACAAGCTGCACCTGCTATTGCTCGTGCTGCCGCACCTGTTCGCAATGCTTTAGTTCGTACACCTACCCAACAGCCAATGGTCGGCGGTGGTGCTGCCGCAACACGCGAAGAGCTTATGCGCTCTGAACGATCTGCTCGTACCGGTGTTCCTCTTACCAAAGGTGAACTTCAGCAAGACTTGCAACAGCAACAGTTTGAATCAGATATTGGCAAGAAAGAAGCTGGAAAGCCCTTGGTTGCATTTAAGGAACAGCAGCAAGCCGCCATTAAAAACCGTTTCCAGCAGATGGCTGACGAAACTGGTTCGCAGTACGCTGACCCACAGGGCTATCTTAATGTTGGCAAAGTGGTTGACAGCGCAATTGTTAACCTTTACGACAAGAAGAAGAAAGCGGTGGACGATGCTTACAACGCTGCCCGCGCTTCTGGTGAGACTAAAGAATTAGTGCCTTACCAACAAATTACAGACTACATTGCACAGCAAGACCCAACAACACGTAAGACGTTAGCGCCTATTTTGAGCGCAGTTGAAGACCAGCTAAAAATGAATGACCCCAAAGGCACGGGTCAAATTTCCATCGACGGCATGGATTCTATTTACAAAGCGATCAACAAGTTATCGCAACCAGGCACACCTAACGCTGCGTATGGTAAAGAACTAAAAACACTTATTAACGCTTCAACCGAAGGTGCTGGCGGTGACTTGTACCGCAAAGCCCGTGAATTACGCACTCAGGTTGGTAAAGAGTTTGATGACGCATATCGCGTGTCTAAATTGCTTGGCACAAGGGCTGGTTACGCAGACCGCGCTGTGGCGTTGGACGATGTTTTTAAGTTTACTGTCCTTGACGGCAGCAAAGAAGAGTTGCGTACTGTTGGCTTGTTGCTGAAAAAGGGTGGCGATGAAGGTCGTCAGGCATGGGCTGAGTTGCAAGGCCAAACCATTCAGCACTTAAAAGATATTGCCACAAAAGGTGATACACAAGATGTGCAGTTTAACCAGTTGCGCAACACCATCAATGCGTTGGAAAAAGAAGGCAAATTGGAATACTTGTTCGGCAAAAAAGGCCGTGACGAAGTGTTGGACTTGCGGGACGTAGTTCAAGATGCTTTAGTTAAAAAGTCTGGCGCGGTTAACTACTCAAACACAGCTACTTTTGCTGAAAGAACTTTGGATAAGTTGGCTGCGCTACGTGTTCCGCTTGCAAAAGCTGGCGCTGAAGCTCTTGAGAAAAGTGCTAATGCAAAGAAAGTTGAAGAAGCAATTAAGTACAACGCTCTCTCGCCAGATACACCGCGCATCATTCTTAACAACATGGCTCCGAAAAAATGATGACTGAAATGATCACCGCCACACAAGCTAAGTTACAGACACACGAAGCTGTCTGCGCTCAACGGTATCAGACCATTACTCAAAGTCTTGACAAGGGTGAGAGGCGCATGACCAAGTTGGAATACTTGATTTATGCGGTGTTGGCTGTTGTGTTGCTTGGTCCTGGCGTTGGTGCTGAGTTCTTTAAAAAATTGCTAGGCTTGTGATGTGGACCCAATCAGTCTGCTTCTTATGGCACAGAGTGCTGTCAGTGCTATCAAGGCTGGTTGCCAAATGCTTCAAGACGGCAGAGCCTTCATTGATGATTTCAAAAGTGAAACTGAGGGGGTCGTTAATGAAGTCAAGGCGACTATCGAGACTGTCACGGGGTTATGGGAATGGCTCAAAGGCTTATGTGGTTTTGCAAGCAAGACGGCAATTGCACAGAATAAAAGCGTTTTTAAGCAAATAAATGCACAGCAAGCCGAAAAAAAACCGATTAACGCAGCATTAAAACAAGAAGAACCTGAAATTCTTCAACTTAAAACAATTGCTGGTATTGGCAACAAGTTAGGTGAATTCTTTGAGATACAAAAAAAGTTAAAAGACTATTACCAAGAGCTTGAACACGAATCGTTCACAGACTATGACCCTTACAAAAACACAGCAATAAAAGCTAAAGACCGTGTATTTGTAGAGCTTCAGTTAGAACAAATGACGGTAGACATTCGGGAAACAATGGTTTATGCGCCTAAAGAATTGAAGGATTTTTATTCTAGATTTTTGGCGATGTACGGCAAGATTGAAGAAGAACAGGAATTCGCAAGACTACAACAAGTTAGAAGGGCTAAGTACAAAAAATGGCAACGAGAGCGCCTACACAACAAATTAGTCGATCTGTGGGTGGTTCTAGCAGGGGCGACATTCGTGCTGGCAATACTGGTGGCGATTCTGTGGGACTTGAAGATACAGGCCATAGCGAGATCGCAGTTCTGGCTGGTGTCCTAGCAATTGTTGCTTTGTGCCTTTGTATTGGTTTAACCGTAGTGTCCTACATAGAAACGTTGTGGATGAAGGCTGAGATTAAGCAAGAAGCAAAAGAATTGCGAAAACTTAAACAGGAGCTAAAGAAATGAATGATCTACTTGGACTACTTAAAAACATTGCACCTGCCTTGGCAACAGCGGTTGCTGGCCCACTCGGTGGTGCAGCCGTTAGTGCTATTGCTAGTCGCCTTGGCGTTTCTGATTCTGTTGAGGCTGTGGCTAAAGCTATCGCGGGTGACCCTGCTGCTGCTGCAAAACTGCAAGAGATGGAATTGGAGTTTTACAAAGCAGAACAAAACAACCTGACGCAACGCTTGCAAGCCGACATGGGTTCTGACTCTTGGTTGTCAAAGAACATCCGTCCTGCTACGTTAATCTTTCTTTTAGTTGCTTACAGTGGCTTTGCTATTGCTTCCATCTTCGGCCATGAGACACGGGGGAGTTACGTTGAGCTGTTAGGCCAATGGGGAATGTTGGTTATGTCCTTCTACTTTGGTGGTCGGACTATGGAAAAAATTGCAGACAAGGTTAAAAAATGAATCTCACACCTAACTTTACGCTAGAAGAACTTACGCACACAGACCATCGTGAGTTTGATAACACGCCGAATGACGCAGAACTATCAAATATTGTCCGTCTGGCTGACTTTTTAGAGCAAGTCAAAGCTGTATTAGGTAACAAGCCCATTATGGTTAACTCTGCTTTTAGGTCTAAGCAGGTCAATGATGCGGTTGGCAGTAAAGACACAAGCCAGCACCGTATCGGTTGCGCTGCTGACATCCGTGTGCCAGGCATGACACCAGACCAAGTTGTCAAAGCAATCATTGCGGCTGGTATTGGCTACGACCAAGTGATTCGTGAGTTTGCAACGCCAACAGGCGGTGGTTGGACTCATGTATCCATTCCAAATACTGTTGCAACAGCACCACGTAAGCAAGCTCTTATCATTGATAAAGCCGGCACACGCGCTTATTCATAATTAGTTCATACTGAAAATGTGTAATACGCTTATGAAAATAAAGCGTGTTGACATCCGATGTTCCGCGATACAGAAAACCTTGGCAGGGCTTCAGCAGAAGTGTTTGCCAGGTGACACGCCTTACGACACTAACTTTGGGTACTGGTGGATAGTCTATGACGCGCTTAATTTGCCGTGTGCTTTTGCTGGTCTTGTTTCCAGTGTGCGTTGGCTTGATACTGGTTATTTGTGTCGCGCAGGCGTTCTATCTGGTTATCGTGGACACGGAATTCAGAAAAGGCTTATTCGCGCGCGGATTCGCCAAGCCAAAGCATTAGGCTGGAACTGGTTAGTTACTGATACATATCAAAACCCTGCATCCTCAAATAGTTTGATAGCCACAGGTTTCAAATTGTTTGAGCCGAGTAAACCTTGGGGTGCTACTGGCACTTTATTTTGGCGACTTAAACTGAAGGATTGATATGGCT